TATAGTGGTGCTACTGATAAGGCTGATGCAACCTATATTGTGATGACTGAAGAGTATAGGGTTTATAAGTGCTTATTTAATAACGGTAATGTAGCTTCTACAGTCAAACCAACATCAACCAGTGGTTCACCATTCTTTACTCTAGATGGATACTGCTGGTTATATCTCTATACAATTGATGTAACTACAAGAACAAAGTTTTTAACACCAGACTTCATGCCTGTGATGTCTTCTTTTGTTTCTAATGTAGATGGTGCTGTTAATTATATTAAAATCATATCAGGTGGTGCTGGATATGGATCTGCGCCAACGATTGCTCTAGATGGCGATGGATCAGGATTTGAAGGAACAGTCGTTTTATCAGATGATGAAGTAGCGAATGTAACTATTACTAATCCTGGATACGGTTATCGTTTTGCAAACGTTACATTTAGTGGGGGAAGTCCAACAACGACTGCTACTGCAAAAGCAATCATATCACCTTATGGTGGACACGGCACAGATACAGTAAGTGAGCTGGATGCTTTTTATGTAATGATGTATACAAACTTAGCATATGATGAAGGTAATGGCGACTTTCCACCTTCTAATCAATTTAGAACGGTTGGATTAATGTTAGATCCTAAAGATTATGGAACTAATACTATTTCATATGCTACAACTATGAATGCAACATTTTCATTAGCTTGTACCAGTGCTTCAGGACCATTTACTGAAGATGAAATCATATTAGGTGGAACATCGGGTGCTAAAGGAATGTTACTCACAGCACCAACTCCTTCAAGTGGCGCTGTTACGATGAGATATATACAGCCAGCTAATCAAGGTGCAAACTTTAAATCCTTCTCAACTGGCGAAACCATTACAGGTCAGACCTCTGGAAGAACTGCTACTATTAGCTCTATTATTGCTCCAGAATATAAAACAGACTCAGGAAAAATTATTTACGTAGAGCACAGAGCTCCAATCACACGTTCACTTTCTAATGTAGAGTCTATTCACATAGTTGTTGAATTCTAAGGTTACAAATGATCAAGACATTTAATCAATTTCCTTATTACGACGATTTTAGAGAAGATAAGAATTTCTATCGAATTCTTTTCCGTCCTGGTCGTGCTGTTCAGGCACGTGAACTTATTCAAATGCAATCTATATTGCATAACCAAATTTCTAAGATTGGTGATCATTTATTTAAAGAAGGGGCATTGATTGATTCAACAGCAACTCCTACTTATGATTCCAAACTAGATTTTGTAAAGTTATATGAAACTCATCCAACATTAGGAACAGTTGCTGATAATGTTATTACAAATTTAGTTGGTAGGAAAGTTATTGGTTCAGTAACTGGAATTAGAGCAGTAGTTAGGGCAGTAACAAAGAAAGCAACTAATGATGATGGAACTATTGATCCTCCAACAATCTATGTTGCGTATGAAAATAAAGCAAATGATGGTATTGTTAGTACGTTTGTTGCAAATGAGGATCTTGTAGAAGTAGCTACTAGCAATGCTGTTACACTAAGAGTAGAAAAAACAAATCCAACAGGAAAAGCAGTAGGTGTTGGATTAAATGCTAATTATGTTTATGTAAAAGGAACATTTGTTTACATTAACAGTGAGCTAAAGATTGTTAGCAAATATAGCACACTTGCTTCTAAGAGTATTGGCTTTCAAATTAATGAAAGAATTGTTACTTACGGTGCAGATACTACATTATTAGATCCAGCAGTAACTTCTGAAGGTAGTGCTGAAAGTAATTATTATGCAACAGGTGCCGATCGTTATCAGATTACTGTTGACTTAGTTGCAATTGATTTATTAGAAGATTTACAAAATGCACCTGAAAATTTTGTAGAATTAATTAGAGTTGATGCAAACGGCAATCCAACCATATCACAAGCTCAGGCTCTTTATAGTAAGATAGGTGATGAGTTAGCAAAAAGAACGTTTGAAGAATCTGGAAACTATGTTGTTAACGACTTTAAGATCCAGCTTCGTGAACATAAAAGAACAAGCAATGTTAATCTAGAATCTGGTGAATATATTAATGGAAGTGTTGATAAGATTTCTGGCGTTATCTCACCAGGACTAGCTTATGTAAAAGGATATAGAACTGATCTTCCATTTCCTTCTTATGTGGAAATCAATAAGGCAAGAGAATTTACTACTGTTCCTTATATCAATACATCGATTGCCACAGGTCACTATGTAAAGATTACTAATGTCTATAGCTTACCAAACTTAGCAACAGATATTCCATTAGTTTATCTCTATAATACACTTAATTCAACACAAGGTACTGCACCAGCTTCCACTGCAATTGTAGGAACAGCTAGAATTAGAGCAGTAGAGTATGCAGGCGGATTCATCGGAACAAGATCTGCAATCTATCACTTATGGTTATTTGATGTTAAAATGAATCCAGGTGAGACGTTTGCAAGATCAGTTAAATCATTATATCACGATAATAGTGGATTCCCTGATTTCACTTGTGACATTTATCCAGATCTATTAAAACTTTCTGGTGAAGTATCCACAACCAACGGAAGTAATATTCTACTTGGTGATAGATCGTTATTTGGTATGGAACTTGCAGTACTTGGTAAGAGTAAGGATTTTGTATTTGTTGATGACAAATATACTGCACAAGTTTATCAAATTGCAAACGTAATTAATGATACCAAAGCGTTTATGGCAACCTCTGCACTTACTACATTAAGTAGAGTAGAGGCATATGCAGCTGTTGCTGATATTGAAGAAAAGCATAATTATAATTATTTCCAACCACTAAAGTATAGTGATGTAAAAGCAGTTACTCCTTCTAGATTAATTGTCAAGCGTGTTATTCATAGTACTTTAGATTCTAGTTCAAGAGCTACTATTTCACTATCAACTAATACTGATGAATACTTTGAAGGTGCATCGCTAAAGAATAGCATTCTTACTATTGGAACTGGCACAGATATTGGTAAACACGTTTCACCAAAGAATGTAAGATTAATTGATAATAAAACTATTGAAATTGATTTATATAAAGCTAATCTCGTATCAGATGCGACAGCAACTTATAGTGGTAATGAATCATTTAGATTAGTTGTTCCAGTTAGAAAGGTTGCAACAAAAGCTCAAGCAGTTACCAAGCAATTAGTTGGTGCATCTGGAAATAATTATGAAGATTTTATCTATGAGCCAAATGTAACTCAATCAACAATTATTCTATCTAAAGCAGATGGATACAAGTTGATTGGTGTTTATATGTCGAATAGCACAGTTAACTTTGGTAATTCATTTAGTTCATATGATAGTATTAATATTACAGATCGCTTTGTGTTTGATAATGGTCAAAGAGATACATTCTATGATCTAGCAAGAATTTCTAGAGCTACCATGGCTCTTAAGCCAACTGCTCCAATAAGAGTCGTATATTCATATTTTGCAAATGGTGGTTCTGGTGATTTCTTTAGTGTAAATTCCTATGATGGAATTGATTATAAGGATATTCCAACATATACATTTAACGGAACAACTTATAACTTATCTGATGTTATTGATTATAGACCAATAAAGTCTTCTGATGGTACATTTACTGGAACTGGATCATTCAGACCAGAATTCTTAACTAACATTAATAAAGACTTTACATTTACAAGTAATATCTCTTATTACTTACCAAAGAATTCTATTATTACATTAAGTGAGACTGGTAGATTTAAAGTCATAGAAGGAAGTTCAAAACTTAATCCTTCAGATCCAGTGATTCCTGATGATTCTATGCCTTTGTTTAGAGTAAGACAAAGAGCGTATGTAAGAGATATTAATAAAGATGTAGTGATTGAGGATCTTGGAATCAAGCGCTACACGATGAAAGATATTCGTAGTCTTGAAAATAGAATTAAGAACATTGAATACTACACATCATTAAACTTGCTTGAAAAAGCAACAGAAATGATTAAGATTAAAGATACGATGGGTATTGATCGTTTCAAGAATGGTTTTGTTGTTGATAACTTTGCTGGATTTAGTGTAGCAGATTTAAATAATTCAGACTATAATGCTTCGATTGATGCCAAGAGAAATGAATTAAGACCAAATTATTATCAAATGCCTCTTGGTTTACAAGAGTACATTGTCAATGATGATCCAAAGACAGCAATTGGTCAAAAGATTAGAGAAGCATACAATGTGTTATTAGGTAGAGAACCAGAAGCTGCAGGGTTTAATTATTGGAACACTGCAGTTACTTCTCAAACAGAAATAACTGATATGGTAAGTGGATTTTTGAGCTCACAAGAAAGAGCTAATTATGTTACACAAGGCAATGGAATGCCTATTGGTAATATTACTGAAAACAACGCAGCATTTACAACACCATTTAACAGAAAGAATAAAAACTATACGTTAACTGGTGATATTGTTTCATTACCATATATTCATGTTCCATATGTTAGAAACGCTTTTGCATCTTCTGGAGTTTCCGTAAATCCATTTGGAATTCCAACATTTATGGGTATAATGACTCTATCTCCTGAAGATATCTTAATTACAACTGAATCTAAGATTGCTACAGTATACAATGATACAAATAACGATATCGCCCCATTGGTTGACATTCCAACAGCTAAGGCTGATTTGTGGGATGGATATATTACTGAGCAAGGTGATGGGGACATGTGGAAGCCTGGATATAATCCACCTCCTGGCCCAGCTTGGGCTCAGGAAACTGGTGAATAATAGGAGAATATAGTGCCAGTAAGTTCGACTAAAAATGCTTTTGGTAGTTCATCTGCAACGACAGAGAATGCTCTACCTACAATTGTTAGGTACATGCCAGATGTAAATATAAAGTTTAATGTAAAGGGAATGAAACCTTTTACAAAGCTCTATGCATTCTTTGGTAATAGAGATGTAACTAATAAGATTGTAGTCAATTCTCCTTCTAATAACAATCAGTTTATTACTACTGATCTAATTACTGATATTGAAGGTTCAGTATCTGGAACTTTTGCTTACAAAGAAGCAGAATTAAAGTTTATTGCTGGAGTATATGATTTTGTTTTAACAGACAGTCCTGATAATTCAGCTACCAATAGAACTACCTTTGCTATGTCTAGATTTAGTTCTGCAGGTAAAGTAGTATATGATACAGATAGTACAATCAGAACTAGAGATTCGCTATCTGGTTTAAACTTGTCTACTTCTGATACTACCTATGTTAATCAGCCAGTTTACATCGAATCAGAAAACGTATCAGGTACATCTGTTGTATCAAACATCGATGTAATTGATTTCTTATTCATGTATGGATTTGGACAAAAACCTTCTGCTGAAGATAAATTAACAGCATATAATTTGTTCACAACTGAAGGTGTCAATTGGGATAATTTCCTTGCTGCTTCATCGATTAATGTTAACACGGGATCTGCAACTACGGGTGTAGAGATGTGGAATAGTGATGGTACACCAAGAATCCATCCTATTTTAACTTATGTCGATCGTTCTACAGTGCCATTGGTTGTTGGAGATGGCGAAACACCAGGTGATCTAGGAACAAAATTTAACGAAAATGCAACTTATGCATTTGGAAAATGGGATTGGTTTTGGTTAAATAAGACTCAAGGATCTACTAATGATCATAACTGGTTATTTTGGCCAGCCACAATGTATCAGGCTTATTTCCATCCAACAAGACCAGGTTGGTCATCGACCTACATTCCATATTATAGCAGTGTAAATTATTCATGTATCAATGCTGATGGAAGAAAAGTATTTGATAGAATAACAAGATTTGTTAATACATTTATTACTAGAGAAATTAATGATAAGAACGGTATTGATGGATATCTTGGCTACCTAGCAAGAGAGTATAACTATACTGCAGTAAATACTAATAATACTAATATTCCAATTGGTAATCCTAAATTACCTGACACGATTAGTGTTAAGGATCCAGATACTGGTTCTTATGTAAATATATCAACAGTATACAAGAACACCTATCGTGATCAATTATACTTTACGTATGAAGGTGTAAGTTATATGAATGGTGATAGTTGCCTACAGCATGGTGAATGGGATCTGTTAACTGTTCCATTAAATAAACAGGGTGAAGATGCATACAATCCTAGCTTTGATTCTTCTAACCCACCAACACCAGCTACAGATTATAGAATTGTTGGAATAGAGAAGCAAGATGTTGTTACAGATGAAAGATAACCTTTTAAAGTAAAGATATGTCAGACTATAAATCACAAGTATTTGATATCTGTCTTGAAAAAGTCAAGATAAAATTAGCATCTTATTTGTATACCACACTGCTTGGTGCTAATTACAAACAATCTGATGAATCTACAGAAGTCAATGGAGCTGTTATTCCTACTTCTGGAACAAGAGGGTATTATACCTATTCACAGATTCCCAATCTAGGAACTGGATTCGATCCAAGCTCATTGGGGCTAGCTGGAACTGATAATTCTCCTCAACCTTGGTATAGAGATGCAAGGATTGCTTGGTATAATGGTCTAAGAAGCACTATAACTCAAGATCTTTACAAAGTTGGTAAAGGTGGTAAAGATGTTGCAATGCTTAGTAGTGGTGCATCAGATACTACTAACACAAATACTAAGAATGGATTAATTGGTGCAGTAGATCCTATTGCTCAATCATTCTTTGTTACAGAAGATGCAGTGATTGTTACTAAGATTGATTTATTCTTTTATACAAAAGATACCAATCTTCCTGTTTATCTTGAGCTAAGAAAAATGGTTTCTGGAGCACCTGGTCCAGATATTATTCCATTTGGTCGTGCTGTCGTTCAGTCTAATTTTGTTGTAGTTAGTGACGATGCAACTAAACCAACTACCTTTATCTTTGAATCTCCAGTACATTTAGAGTCTGGTGAATATGCATTTGTTATTAGAACAGATTCTGCTAATTATAAATTATGGGCTTCACAACTTAATGATGTTGATGTCGTTAAGAAAACTAGAATTACTGAGCAACCTACTGTTGGTAATTACTTTAAGTCACAAAACTTGACTAATTGGACAGAAGATCCTATTGTCGATCTTAAGTTTACATTATTCAGAGCTGATTTTGATATTACTTCTATTGGAACTCCTGAATTCTCATTACTTGCACCAACATATGATACGATTACATTGGATACAGATCCATTGGAGTTCTTCCCCAATGTAAACTACATGCGTGTTTATGCACCAAATCATGGAAATGCTACTGGTGATGTTGTTTCATTGGCTGGTGTAAACTTTACTACATCTATTATTGATTCTAATACAGAAACACTTAATACTACTTATCAGGTTATCAAGGCAAACAAAGATGACTTCATTGTTCAGTTAAACAATGTAGCTAATGCTAATGTAATTACTAGGGCAACAAGGGCAGGTGGAAAAGGTATTGTTCTTTCTGGTTCTAAGAACATTCTTTATGATACACTTGTTCCAGAAGTAGCTACGTATGTTCCAAAGAACACTTCCTTACAGGCATTTGTAAAGACAGTAGAAGAAAGTACAAGAGGATATCGCTATCAGTATGTTGATCTTGCTGGTCCTTATAACTTTGAAAACATGCAAGTGTTGTTAAGTAGTAAGAATAAGGGTAATATGGCTCAGGATTATAACACAATTTATCCTGGACTAAGAAACTTTGAGCCATTTCACGTCGTATTTCCAATTACTTCTGAAAATACTCTTGTTTCACCATTAATTGATATCAAGAAAATTAATTTTAACTTTGTTAAATCTGATCTTGATAGTGGAAGCTTACTTCCATATAATCAAACTACTGTAGATCAAACACTAGTATTCACTAATTCTAATGTCTATGTTAGTGTTGAAGATGGTGCTTATAGAACTTCTAGGATTTATGTTCAGTATCCAAGAGAAAGAGCGAATGTTAATCAGTATATTAGAGAAGGCTCATTGATTCTCTATAACGTACCAAAACAAAATGCTACAGTAAGTTATAGAGTTGATAGTGTTGAAAATACTGGTGCAAATATCTTTGTAACAGAATTGACGCCACCTTATGTTCCTATGTTTGCACATATTACAAATCATGATGGAACATCACAAAATAACACGAACATGTATGTTAATACATACTATGTGTTTGATACTGCTTCTAAGGGATCAACCACTCCAGCGCAACACATTACAAAAGAGTTTAAGTTTGCAAACCCATCATCAGGAATTACAGCATACATCGATGCATGTATTCCAGAAGGTACTTTAATTACTATGATGTACCGCACCAAACAAGTTGGTGAAGCTGATACTTCTATTGATGATAAGCCATTTAAGTATTTTGAGCAAACAAAACTTAGTAAGTTAGTTACCGATAAAAATAAGTTTGTAGAAGTATCTGTTAATGCAGAGAATATTCCATTATTCGAATCATTACAGGTTAAGATTGTATTTAATAGAAACACTAAGAGCGGTCTAGTTCCAAGGGTGAAGAATTTGAGAGTTATTGCGCTTGCATGATGTACAAAGTTAAAGATTATCCTCATCTGTTAAAGGATGATAGATCAAGGGCTGTAATTAATACAGACCAAGATAGCTACCAAAAGTATATTGCTGAAAGAAATTATAGAATGAATGTAAAGCAAGAAACTACGCAGCTTGAGGATGAAATAAATAATCTAAAGTCTGATATGGCAGAGATCAAGTCGCTTTTAATTCAACTTCTTGGAAATAAGTAAATGGCCTTAACTGTTGTCAATGTAACTGACACAATCAATACATTTCGCCTTAAAACTAACGAGATTTCTGCAAACGTTGGAGATAGGGGAAACTTTCTATCTGGAATTGCTACAGCAAATGTTGTTGAGGCTATAAATTCTGTCTTTAAAAATGCCAATTCTGCAGTTAACTTAATTGGTGATATTAACCTACTAGATTCTGATATTATTAATAGAAATAATATAGTATCAGCGATTAATTATGTTTGGGCTAATATTGATCAAGGTGTCTATGTCAATAAGACAAACGGTACAGCTACAAATCTCTACGTTTCTGGTGGCACGTTCAATAATGCCAACATCTTTGGTAAACTCGTTGTTGCCAATCTCATTACAACTAACACATTAATTACTAATAATGTTGTTGTTTATGATAATTTAATTTACTTCCATAATCAAACTGAAGGAACTTATGTAGCCTGGGATGCTGGTGCTAATGCATTCAGGTTTGCAAAGGGACAAGCTAATCTTGCATTAATTAACTTAGATGGCAATCCTTCTAGTCAAAATACTTTACTAACATTTAGATTTGCTAACTTACATCTTGCACAAAACACCAATGCAAGAATGTCTAATGCATATATTGCCAATGCAAATCTATATTATGCTAACATTGATCATGCAAACGTTAATGACTTAATAGTAACTGATAATGTTATTACTTTTGGAAGAACGAATGGAGCCAACCTTACTTGGAATCCAACTTCTAATGCCATTTTATTCAATAATGGTGGTTATCGTTTTGGAAGATTGTCATCAAACAATCAGTTATTAGACGAAAACACTATTATGAAGGTAGGATTAGCTAATATCCATTACCTTCAAGTTAATAATACTTCAGTATCTAATATTACCATTTATGGTGGTAACACTTATAATTTAAATGCTTCTGATAATACGTATTATTTTGATAAAGTAACATATGGCAATTACATAAGATGGGAAAAACTACCTGGAGTAGGTATTACAGGTCATTATGTTTTATCTGCAGATGGTTCTGAATTTGCTGATATTACTTACAATGGATATCCACAAGATAATAATACACTAGTATCTACTAAATTTGGTAACGTTAATTATGTTACTACAGTTGGTAGCCAAAATCAATTTATTAACGGTGTAAAAGTATTTACTGATACAACCGTATTTTCAGCTAGTCCTGGAATTTGGTGGGACCCATTGCGTACATTGGCGCCTATTGGCGTCATGGGTAATATTATTTCCAGTGGTCACAATAATATGTATTTGTCTGTAGCTAAAACGTCTAATCCAGCTACCTTTTGGACATATACCTATCAAGCTGATGATGGTACTATATCAGTTCCTGGCAATGTTTATTCTGACGTTGGTAAAGTTACTCTTAATGATGGAACAAAGGTAAGAGAATTAAAAGCAAATGTACTTGGATTATATTTGGATGGTGCAAATATTATTCAAGAGCCTTTTGGCAATGTAATCTACGTTACAACAACTAGAAATCAAACAGTTCAAGGTGATAAGACATTTACTGATGACGTTGTTATTACCAGTACTGGAAACCTTACTGTAGGTACTAGTGAGATTATACTTACTGATGGCACCTATCACCGTGAATTGAAATCAAACGTAAAAGGTTTATATTTTGGAACAGTAGATGGCAATGGTGCCAATATTGTATTTGAAGAGACTGGAAATATAAATTATATTACTACTACAAATGATCAATTTGTTAGCGGTATTAAGAGCTTTACGTCAAAGATTAATGATGTAAATGGTACACTGTGGTTAAATCCAGGCAATTCTACTACTTATCCTTCTGGTATACTTGAGAGCGAACATAATAATGGAACTTATACTAATCTTTTAACACAAAAAGTAAGAAAGAATGGTTTAAATGATTATTGGTATACTCAGTTTGTTGGTACTGATGGTGCATACATCTTCCCATCAAATATCGTCATACAATCTGGCCAAATATTCTTAAATGATGATGCAGCAGCACCAGTTGGTGAAGGAACACTACATTTATTTAAAGCAAATACAAAAGGTTTGTATTATGATAATGCAAACATCATTACAGAACCTTATGCTAATATTAATTATGTTACCACAACTAGAAATCAAAACATTACTGGAAGCAAGACCTTTGTAAATACATCTGGATCAGATAGAACATATTTTAGTGGTGATATTGCATTCTTAGGACGTGGTGCCGGAAACATTTTATATTGGACCGACAATGGTTCTAATTATTCACCAGCAATCTATTCTGAAAGTCAAAACAATCTAACACTAGATGTAAATAGTAGTGCTGCAGCAAGTAATATAAAATTTCAGGCTAAAACTGTTTATGCTCCTTATATTTTATTTGGCGCACAACAGATTGTTAAAACAGTATCAGTAAGTCCAGGTTCTACTACCATAGATTTAAGTGCTGGAAGCATATTTGAATGTAATATGTCTTCTTCTATCACAAGTTTATCGATTACTAATATTCAAGGTAATTCGGGGCTTACGGCAACAACAGCTGCTATATTTGTATTAAAATTAACCTATACTGGATCAGCAGTATCAGTGTCGTGGCCAGCATCTATTAAATGGCCAGGTGGTGCTGCTCCTGCATTATCTTCTGGATCTGGAAAAGTAGATACATTTGCTTTTTATACAACTAATTATGGATCAACCTGGTACGGATTTATCGTAGGCCAAAACTCTTAACATTATTTTTATATTATGAATATTCCTGTGAAGATCTTTGTAGGGTATGACTCCCGCTATCCTCATGTCTATGAAACGTGTGTCGCATCGATCAAGCGACACACAAACACTCCAATAGAACCTCTAAATCTTTCTTTGTTAAAGCAAAGAGGATATTATTGGGGTTCTGAAAAAGGTTCTACTGAATTTACACTAACTAGATTCCTTGCACCTTTCTTAAAGGGATATTATGGGCATGCAATCTTTTGTGATAGTGATTTTATTTGGACCAAAGATCCAACGACAGTTTTAGATGAGATAGAAGAAAATAAAGCAATTAATGTAGTTAAGCATAATATCAGAGTACAGGACCTTCCTACAATAAAAATGGATGGTCAGCCTCAAGTTTGGTATGAAAGAAAAAATTGGTCTTCTTTTATCGTATTCAATTGTGAACATCCATTTTGTAGAGCTCTGACTCCAGAATTTGTTTCTACAGCAGATTGGGAAACACTTTTAACATTAGATTGGGCTGGTGAATCTATTGGCGGTATTCCATATGAATATAATTTTTTAGTTGGCTATTATGAGCCAAATATGTTACCATATGGAATTCATTATACTGATGGTGGCCCCTGGCTTCCAGACTACGAGCAGTGTGAATTTTGTGAACTTTGGAAAGAGGTCTATGTAAACGATGTACAACGCTGAACTTAATAATCAATGGATACAAGACCTTAATCAATTGGTAGAAGGTAAGAGAGTTCTTATCCTTGGTAATTCGTTATCTCTATTTGCTGCTGAAACTGGAGATTTTATTGACAGCTTTGATATAGTAGTAAGAGTAGGTAAAGGGTTACCGTACAAAGATTTTAAAAAATACGTTGGTGAAAAGATAGATGTTTGGTCTTTTGGTGTTTTACGTTCTGGAATGATAAAGCACGTTAATTGTAAATTTAAAATATTTAATTTTTTACAAGTATATGCATATAATGAAAGCGATCTTATGGTGGTGCCTAAATTTATGTTTTCTGGTAAACATCAAATTTATAGAGATTTTTTCTTATTAGGTTCATATGGTGATATTAAAAAGTATCTTAAACTATTTCCCAAGGATCCTGACATGAGAATATCACAAGGCCTTGCAACCATTTTATTTTTTATAGACAAAATTAAAAGTTTTAAAGAGCTTCATTTATATGGATTTGATTTTTTTGAGAAAGCAGTAAATTATAACTTAGAAAATGAAGTAAAGCAGGCACATAGTTGGCACATCCCTCGGTCTAAGTTTGGATTAGAACACCCTCATATTAATGGGGTTGAAAAGAAGTTTATAACAAAGCTTCACAATAAAGGGTTGTTAACCTTTCATCCATGTCCTGATGGTGAAGTAGATAAATATGTATTAAATAGTCTTTTCAATAAATTCAGACCTGAAGCTAAAAAGGAATAATTATGCTTTTTATTAAAGTTGTCGATGGGGAAGCAGTTGGTTTCCCCATTCCTTTTGATAAAATAAAATCCATGCATAAGAACGTATCATTTCCAAGCAATTTTTCATCTAAGGATTTAGATATTATTGCTTCATTGGGATTTGAACCTGTTCCTTTAAATTCCGACGACAAATTCACAGCAAATACCAATGAAGTAGTAAAACTAACTACACCTGAAAAAGTTGATGGTGTTTGGAAAAGAAGATATATTGCTAGGCCAAGAACTATAAAAGAAATAAGTACCAGGCTCAGTGAAATTAGAAATATGAGAAATTCTTTACTAATGTCAACTGATTGGGTGGAGTTTCCCTCTGTACGAGCAAATAAGAGCGCAGAATGGTGTACTGCGTGGGATAATTATAGACAACAACTTAGAGACATAACTAATAATGATGATGTGTTTAAGATAGAATTTCCTAAAAAGCCTTCAAATGAGTAGTGCTTTATTATTAATGCTTGCTGGTCAGGGGTTTACTGTCTTTGAAACCCAACCAACTACTAACTACGTTACTAATACCGTATATGAAACATGGTATACGTCTGTCTTTGAAACTAATCATGCTACAGATACAACATACATAACCAATCATCTAACAAATACAAATCATAATACAGTCACATTATTTCAAACTTTAACTGTTTTTGATACAAAATACCCTACACAAAGATCTACAAACTATAATACGTCAACTATGTGGTTTACAAACTACATTAGTTACTATGAAAGAACTACATCGTTTGATACTACCTATCAAACTTTAGCTTCTAGATCATCGGGAAGAACTTATGGACCTGTTGGTTACATCATAGGTGTTTATAACGGTTATAATTTAGATCCATGGAGCGGGGATAGAGCGTCATATGTTTATGCATTATATTCAGCCTATCTTTCTAGACCTTCTTGGGAAGTAGTTCAAGGCGAAATTGATTATTGGGTAGGTGTTGTAGATGTTTTTTGGAATGAAGGATATGCTTATTATTCTTCGCTTGGAGGATTTGTAAGTAGCGTAAATGTCAGAAATTACACTGGTAACAGAATGGAATCTGACTGGCAAGGGCAATCTGAATTTAGAAGTTATACAGTATATTATAATACCAATGTTCAGAGATCGACAGACAGATCAACTACATATGGTACATCTGTAAGTAGAGAAACAAATTACATTACTAATACTGTTTTCGATACATTGTTTGAAACTAATTACTCTAACTTTACTAATGTTCTTACAGGAACAAGTAGAAATACAGATACTATTTACGACACACTTACTGTCTATAATACTAACAAGTCTACTGATACAACTTACGAAACATCTAGATCTACCTATCATATTACAAACCACGATACGACAACAGTTTGGGTGACGGTATTCGGAACTCAACGTTTCACTGGTATAGACGATAAAAGAAGTGAAGGATTCAACGAACAACCTTAAGGATATATGATGAAACAAATTAATGTAGTATCATTGAAAGAAGTACATTCTCAAGAAAAAAGAATCGGTGATAATAAAAGAGCAAAAAAATCTCAAACTAGTATAGACATAGAAGAAATTCTATTATCTACTCCTTCGCCATTACCTCTAACTTTTGATATCAGACCAATTCATGAATATTATTTTAATGAGTACACCTATCACGATGTTTTTGGAGGGTTAGTCCTCACTACCATGTCTCCTGAAGTATCAGCCAGAATAATTGATCATATATTTCATTTTGATAAACACGATGTTACTGATCACTGCAGTTTTCTTGTTCAAAAAATATTTGATAAGTATGAAACTAAAGAAGTTAGTAACCCTAATGCAAAAAAGATAGTATTTCTACCTGGAAGTAATTTAATTAATGCGGTTGATAAAGAATTACTAGAAAGGATGATGTTTAATAATGAAGATGTATTTTTAAAATTGCATCCTATTACTGGTGATGATATGGTTAGACAACTTGGTATAAAGTATGGATATCACAGATTACTTGGACCAAAAGAAAGTGGTATAAATTATTTAATTCAAGCAGATGAAATTTACACTACTGCAAATTCTGAAATGGGAATATATGCTGCAGCTCTTGGTAAAAAATTTGCAGATATTACTAGTTTTGAATGTATGGCTGAACTAACGTATTGGACATTAATTAGATTGTTTATCCCAGGTAAAATAGATCATAATAAAGAAGTAATTAATAAAGTATTGAGTAGTAAAGGATCAGGATGGTTATTGCCTTGGAATACTGATCATGAAGAAAGGATCAAAGAATATTATAAAAGATCCATGCAAATAAGAGATTTTTTTAAACCTTTAGCGCCAAAGGTCAATAGAAATAGATTAAGATCTGTTCCAATTCCTGTTGAACAAAAGAAAGAATTTAAAAAAGAATAAATATAAAATCGGGCTATATAGCCCATCTTTGTAGACTACATAGTCTGTTATAGTCGATGTCTAATAACACCATTCAGATCAAGCGATCTTCGGTGGCAGGGCGTGTACCTGATGCAAACACGCTAGCTGTAGGAGAGTTCGCTGTCAATCTTGCTGACCGAGTTCTTTACACAAAGACAGGTAATGGCAACGTCATAGTTTTAGCCTCATCAAACATCGATTATCTTTCTAGTGGTGCTACTAATACATTCTTTTCGAATGCTCTAGTTCTAGCAAACGTTCAAACATATCTTGGCAACAGTGTAAGTGGTATTTTTATTAATGGAAATGCTGGAGCCAACGGTCAAGTTCTTGTAGCTAATGGTGACAACACTACAAGCTACAGACATCAATTCTTTGTAGGAGAATTTCCACCTGATTTTAACCACTATGGTGATATATGGTTTGATACTTATTTCGATAGATTGTTTATGTGGGTAAATGATGGGCAGGCTGAATATTTCTATGACTTTTTGCCTCCTAATTTCTAATGGCAACACTACCGTTAACACCAACTGAAGGTCAAGTTGCTGATGGTGGCGATGGCTACATCTATACAGCTTACTATCGTCCACCTGGTGGAACGAGATATCTGTGGGTAAAAACAGGAAGATCTTCTAACACAACCACCCAACTCGCGGTTGCTGTTGCAAATGCTGTAACTGTTGGTAATGTATCAGTAACACCTAATGCTGTAACTATAGGCAATGTTACTTTAACTCCCAATACAGCTACAGTTGGCAATGTTGTAGTCTCTACAACTAATGTTAAAGTTGGTAATACAGTACTTTCTAATAATGGACTGTCAGTTGCCAATGTAACTATTACACCTAATGCAGTTACTGTTGGTAATGTAGTACTTAATCAGTCTAATGTAAAGATTGGTAATACTACTATCTCTGATAATGCTATTACTGTAGCCAATGTATCACAAGCTAATGCTGAAAGCAATCTTCTCACTGCTTTAGTATCAGGAAGTTTAACTCTTACCAATACTGCAGCAAACACTGTTACTATTTTAAATAGCAGTGGAATCTTTATTGCTAATACTGAGAGTGGTCAAACATTTAGTATTACAAGTAATGTATTAGGAAGTGGTGGTAATGTTATTAGTGTTAACAATCTCCAGGGTGAGGTTGTTCTTAAGACAGCAAACATACCTGAACATCCTTCTAATCTTTACTTCACAAACACTAGAGTAATTTATGCTCTAACAGCTGGTCAAAATATTGTCCTTGAATCCAATGGTCTGATTTCTGCATCAGGAAATGTACTTAGTGTCAATGGGCAAACAGGTAATATAGTTCTAAGCACTGCTAATGTTGCAGAAGATGGAAACCTATATTTTACGAACACAAGAGCAGTTAGTGCATTTACAAGTGGCAATGGCGTTGATATTGCATCAAATGGTTTAATCACAGTAACAGTTTCTGGAACTGGTGCAGGGGCAGCAAATACTGATCAATTGCCTGAAGGCAATAGTAATCTATATTTTACTAATACTAGAGTAGTTTATGCACTAACTGCTGGCAATGGTGTAAATATCACTGCCAATGGGATGATTACTGTATTTGGTGCAGGTGTTGGTGGCAATGTTACTAGTGTCAATGAATTAACTGGTGATGTAGTTCTTAAAACTGCAAACATTCAAGAAAGTGCAAGTAATTTATATTTTACAAATGCAAGAGTAATTGCCAATGTATTAGCATACTTAAATACAGGATTATCAGGAATCCGTATTAATGGTAATGGTGGTGCAAATGGACAAATATTAATAGCAAATGGTGATAATACTTTAACATATAGAAATAGATTTTCTGCTAGTGAACTTCCTCCTACAGTTGATGAGACTTACTTTCCTCATTATGGTGAAATGTGGTATGACACTGTATTAGAAAGAATGTATATATGGATTTATGATGCTAGTTATATAGACGAATTTGGTGTGCCTACAGATGGCTATTGGTTTGACTGCTTACCTCCTAACTTTTAAGGCGATACATGGGACGTCCTAATCCAGCATATAACGGTCAGCTGTATGACGCAGCTGACGGCTATACGTACGTCTATAATTCTTTAAAGAAAACCTGGACGAAGGTTGCACGCACTACTTCTGTTGTCACTCCTACTCTTACTACTAATACAGTAACTTCTTCCAATGTTACAGCTAATGCTGTTACAGTAGGTAATGTTTCTTTAACTGGTAATTCTGTTTCTGTTGGTAATACTTCTGTTACCGCCAATGGTGTTACTGTTGGCAATGTTACTCTAACTTCTAATGCAGTTGCAGTAGGAAATACTTCTCTCACAGCCAATGGAGTTGCAGTAGGCAATGTAGCTCTAACAGCTAACGGAGTATCAGTAGGTAATGTTGCACTTACTGCCAATGGAATGTCTGTTGGTAATACGTCTGTTACTGCCAATGGCGTTTCTGTTGGCAACGTTTCACTTACATCTAACGGTGTTAGTGTTGGTAATGTAAGTTTAACAAGTAATGGTGTATCAGTAGGAAATGTAAGTCTAACATCTAACGGTGTTAGCGTTGGTAATGTTTCTCTTACATCCAATGGCGTAAGTGTAGGCAATGTTAGCTTAACTTCTGAAGGCGTTACTGTTGGTAATGTAAGTTTAACAAGCAATGGTGTATCAGTAGGAAACGTTACCCTAACTGAAAATGCAGTAAGTGTTGGTAACACATCTATTTCTGACAATGCTATTACAACTGAAACAGTTACAGCAAATACTGTTTCACAAGCTAATGCTGAAACAGGAACTACAACTACTCTAACAAGTGGTGTTTTAACTTTATCTAATTCGTTATCAAACACCACTACTACTATCACTAGTAATAGCATCACAAGTCCTACATTTTATGGAAACTTAGTAGGATCTTTCCAAGGTACTGTTGCACAAGTAGAATCTTTAAGTAACTTTACTACAAGTAACTTAGCAGAAGGTTCTAATCTTTATTTCACAAACACTAGAGTTGTTTACGCACTAACAGCAGGAAACGGTGTAAACATTACAGCTAACGGTATGATTACCGTCTTTGGTGCTGGTGTTGGTGGAAATGTAACGAGTGTGAATGAGCAAGTTGGAGATGTAACTCTTAGAACAGCTAACATTCCAGAAAGTACTAGTAACTTATACTTTACTAATGCAAGAGCAGTTGCAGCATTCATAGCTGGTCCTGGAATTTCTATTAATGCTAATGGTTATATTGTATCTACTGCAGCTGGTGGCAATGGAAATGTAACTGGCAACACAACTATAACTGTAAGTTCTACTTTATCTAATACATTCTTTACTGTTAGAACTACTACATCATCAGGAAATACATTACCAGTTACTAGATCTTCTGGTTATGGAACAGCTGATGATTGGTTTAATGATGGTGATACAATTAGTATCAGTGGATATCCATATACTATTGTAAGTATTGCAAATGGAAGTGATCCAGACGGTAATGCAACATTTACTATTGAAGAAACCATTGCTCAATCAGCAGCTGCTGGCACTCCTTTATTAAAATATGCACAATTTAGTAACGATATTACTAAAATTGTAGTTGGAAGTGGCATCACATTAGTAAGTAGTGGAAATACTGCAACTATTTCTGTAGGAAGTGGTGGCGGTGCAATTGTTGAATATGTAAATGGACAAACAGGAAATGTTCAGCTAACTACTGCAAACATTCCAGAGTATTCTTCTAACTTATACTTTACTAATACACGTGTTGTATATGCTTTAACAGCTGGTAATGGCGTTAACATTACAGCTAACGGTATGATTACTGTGTTTGGAGCAGGAGTAGGTGGAAATGTAACTAGTGTCAATCAATTAGTTGGCGATATATCATTAGAAACTGCCAACATTCCTGAAAGTTTAAGTAACTTATATTTTACTAATGCAAGAGTTTACTCAAACGTTGTTGGATTACTGAATACCAACACAGTAACTGAGGGTGCCAATCTTTACTTTACAAATACGAGAGCAGTATCTGCATTTACACCAGGAAGTGGCCTGACGATTGCTGCAAATGGTTTAATTTCAAGCACCGCCTCTGTATCTATTACTCAGTCTAATACTCAATCAAACGCATCACTTACAATTGAACCAGGTACTGGTCTAACACAGAGCAATACATCTTCTGGTGTTACTAGTGTTTATGGAAGTAACGTATCGTTATCAAATTCACAATCTAATACATCAGTATCAATTGATACATCTGGTGTTACACAAGCCAATGCTACCACTGGAACTGTTAGTGTTATAGGTGCTGGAAATGTTGCATTATCTAATACATTATCAAATACTTCAGTTTCTATTCAATCAACTGGCGTTGCACAAAGTAATGTAAGTTCTGGAACTAATAGTACTATTAGTAGTAGTGTAGTTGGACTATCAAATACACTTTCAAACACAAGCGTTTCTATTCAATCTACTGGAGTTGCACAAAGCAACGTAGATGCAGGAACTAATAGTACTATAAGCAGTAGCGTTGTAGGGCTTTCTAATACTTTATCTAATACATCTGTTTCAATACAGTCAAGTGGAGTAGCTCAAAGCAATACTTCAGCTGGAACCAATAGTACTATTAGCAGTAGTGTTGTTGGTTTATCTAACTCTCTATCCAATACTACAGTAACGATTCAATCTAGTGGTGTAACTCAAAGTAATACAACTACTGGAACAGTAAGCGTTATCGGTGCTGGTAATGTTGCACTATCAAATACATTATCAAATACAGTTGTTGCAATACAATCAACCGGTGTTACACAAAACAATCAAACTACTGGAACTGTGAGTAGCTTTGATAGTTCTACTTTAACCCTACAAAATACATTATCTAATTCAACAGTTTCCTTAGGATCAGCTAACGGTTTAGTTCAAGGTAATACAACAACTGGAACTACCACAACAATTAATAGTTCTAATGTTGCGTTGGCTAATTCTTTATCTAATACTACTGTAACTATTCAATCAAGTGGTGTTTCACAGAGTAATACGACTTCTGGAACTACAAGTACTGTTAATAGTTCTACAGTTTCGTTATCAAATACATTATCAAATACTACTGTATCTATTCAGTCAAACGGTGTCACTCAATCTAATACATCGACTGGAACTGTAAGTGTTATAGGTGCAGGAAATGTTGCACTAACCAATACTCAATCGGGCTCTACAGTAACTGTAACAAGTGATGGAATTGTATTATCTAATGCGTTAACAGGGCAAACGTTTACATTAAGCAGCAATATTAGCACAAGCACAGTTCCAGAGGGTGCTAATTTATACTTTACTAATACTAGAGCTGTTTATGCGTTTACAGCTGGAAGTGGATTAGTACTTGCTCCAAACGGTTTAATTCTTTCTACTGTTTCTACTTCTGTACAACAGACTAATGTAGAGTCTAATACTACTGTTTCGTTGAATCCATCAGGTGGATTGGTTCAGAGTAACCTATCATCTGGATCTGTTAGTATTATTGGAAGTGGCAATGTTGTATTGCAAAATACAATTGTTAATGTAAACATTACTATTGAAGCAAATGGAATTGTTCAGAACAATCAGTCTACAGGATCAGTAAGTAATTTAGATAGTTCTGGAATATCCTTCCAAAATACACAAAGTGGTACATCAACCACTATCACAAGCAATAGCATTACAAGCCCTACATTTGTAGGTAACTTGGTAGGAACTGTTTCTACATTAAGTAATTTTACTACAAGTAATTTAGCTGAAGGAACAAATCTTTACTTTACTAATACAAGAGCAATCTATGCACTAACAGCAGGTTCTGGGATCGTAATAGCTGCAAATGGCAGGATCACTGCAAACGTAGCTTCTGTAAGTGCAGAGTTAACAACAAGCAATATTGCTGAAGGTTCTAATTTATATTTCACAAATACTAGAGTAGTTTATGCTTTGACGGCTGGTAATGGAGTTAACATTACAGCTAATGGAATGATTACAGTATTTGGTGGTGGATATAGTAATGTAACAAGTGTTAATCAGTTAACTGGAGATATTACTCTCTCAACAGCAAATATTCCAGAATCTGGGAATCTGTATTTTACTAATACCAGAGTAGTTTATGCACTTACAGCCGGTAACGGTGTTAATATTGCAGCAAATGGAAGAATCACGGTATTTGGTGCAGGAGTAGGTGGAAATGTAACAAGCGTTAATGAATTAACTGGTGATATAACATTAACTACTTCTAATATTAACGAAGGTAATAATCTTTACTTTACAAATACTAGAGCAATAGGTGCTTTTGTTGCAGGACCTGGTATTATTATTTCTGCAAATGGTTACCTGCAGGCAAATGTTGGAAATGGTGGTGGCGAGTCTAATATAATTTACACTAGTAATGTAACAAGTGTTAATGGAGCAAATGGTGATGTAGTTCTAACCACTGCAAATATTGCTGAAAGCGGTAACCTTTACTTTAATAATAGCAGAGCAATAGGAGCTCTGACTGGTGGCAATGGAATTACAATTGCTGGTAATGGTTTAATTACAGTACAAAATTTTGTAGCAAGTAATGCAGTCAATTCAGTTAACGAGCAAACTGGAAATGTTGTATTAACTACAACAAACATTAATGAAGGTTCTAATTTATATTTTACAAATACTAGAGCTGTTGGAGCACTAACAGCTGGAAGTGGACTTGTAATAGCTGCAAATGGATTAATACTATCTACTGTATCTACTCAAGTTGCACAATCTAACACTCAGTCTGGTTCTAATGTCGTATTACAACCTTCAACTGGTCTAACACAAAGTAATACTCAAAGCAATACAACTACTGTATTAAATAGTGGCGCCTTAGCGATAGCATGCACTACAGTTAGTGTAAACATTAACTTAGGTGGTTTATTTCAAAATAATGCTTCTATAGGAACTATAAGCGCGATAGGTACATCTAGTATTGGATTATCTAATACATTTTCAGGTACTAGTGTTTCTATTCAACCAGGTAATGGATTAATCCAATCTAGTGTAGCTACTGGAACTTCGACAATTGTTAGTAGCTCAAATGTAGCTTTAAATAATACAAGTTCTGGATCTTCCATTACATTTACTAGTGAAGGAATCACGCTTTCTAATACTCAGACTGGTCAAGTAAGAACGATTACCAGTGACTTTACAACAGCTAGTATTCCAGAAAGCGGCAACCTTTACTTTACTAATGCAAGAGTTTATGCAAATGTCTTAGCTCAAGGATTTGCAACAAACTCTTCAGTAACTGCACTATTATCAGCAAAGGCAAATACAGCTTCACTAACAACAGCAAACGTTAGTGAGGTAACTAATTTATATTTTACTAATACCAGATCAATTTCTGCACTTACTGCAGGTTCTGGAATCAGTATTGCGGCAAACGGTAGAATCACATCCAACGTCTCTGCTGTAAGTGCAAGTTTAACCACAAGTAATATTGCTGAAGGTGCTAATCTTTATTTTACCAATACTAGAGCGATTGCTGCATTCACTAATGGATCTGGAATTAGTATTGCTGCAAATGGAAGAATCACTGCATTTGGTCCAGTTACAGGAAATGTAACCTCTGTTAATGGATTATTTGGTGAAGTAAATCTTGATACTGGCAATGTATTTGAGAGTGGTAATTTATATTTTACTAATGCAAGGGTTTATGCTAATGTTATTCAATTAGGTCTAGCAACTACTACCTATGTAAATAATCAATTAGCTAACTTAGTAGCATCAGCTCCTTCTACTTTAGATACACTGAGTGAGCTTGCAACTGCACTTGGTAATGATGCTTCTTTTGCTACTACAGTTACAAATAGTATAGCAACAAAGGCATCTAATGCATTTGTCTTAGAGCAATTAAACTTAAAAGCAAATGTTTCTCAACTAACTACAGCAAATATTACAGAAAGTGGAAGCCTTTATTTTACAAATACTAGAGCAATTGGAGCTCTTACTGCTGGAAGCGGAATTGAGATTGCCTCAAATGGTAGAGTTACTTCTACAGTGGTTGGAGGAGTTTCGTCTGTAAATGGTCAGACTGGAGCAGTAACACTAACTACAGCAAGTATTGCCGAATTAACGAATCTTTACTTTACAAATTCTAGATCAAGAGCAGCATTTACTGCCGGTCAAAACATTTCTATTGCTGCAAACGGTAGAATTACTGCAAACGTTTCAGCGATAGCGGGTAATTATGATTTTGGAACATTCCTAGCTCCAGCCTCTCAACGATTTAGGTTGAGAAGAGGTCTAGAAAGTGAGAGAACTACATTTGTTCCACTTGAGGGTGAACTAATTTATGTTACTGATACTAAGCGCGTTTATGTTGGAGATGGTACAACTGCTGGTGGTATACTAGTTAGTACTATTACTCAGGATTACGATGGTGGTGCACCAACAACAATCATCTTTGATGACAACTTGGATGGTGGATTCTACGATACATCATCGTTTGATGATAACCTGGATGCGGGTTCTCCATAACATAAATATACGATTGAAACATCAATTTATCTAAAGGTAATTAATGGCTACAAGGATTCAGCTAAGACGAGGTAATGCCAATTCATGGCTATCGTCAAATCCTATTTTAAGCTCAGGTGAGATCGGTATTGAGACCGATACCAATTTGATTAAAATTGGTGATAGTTCAAATACCTGGGCAAATCTAGCTTATTTTAGTCCTTCAATCGGTTCTACTTCGAACTTAGCTGAAGGTGCTAACCTTTACTTCACAAATACAAGAGCCATAAATGCATTTACTCAAGGCTCTGGAATTGTTATTGCAGCAAATGGATTAATCTCTTCTACTGCACTTGGTGGCGTAACTAGTGTCAATGGCGCAAATGGTAATGTTCAATTATTCTATTCTACCAATACTGCTCCTGTAACTAATACTACTGGAACTTTTTGGTATAAGCCTGATGAAGGCAATATTTTTATTAGGGTCAATGATGGTGTTGCTAATATTTGGCTAGAAATTGATACACCATTCTTTAGTACAACTAGCAATACTACAGATATTGCTGAGGGCGCAAATCTTTATTTTACTAATTCTAGATCTGTAGCTGCTTTGACAAGTGGTTATGGAATTAATATTGATGCAAACGGTCTTATTACTTCATTAGGTTTAGGCGGTGGTGGAACAGGAAATATTACAGCAGTAGCTGGTGTAACATCTGGAGCTGTCTCAAATGTTCAGTTAGCAAATGCGATATCTTCAACAGGTTTATTAACAACAGCAAATGTTATTGAGTCTGGTAATCTCTATTTTACTAATACAAGATCAATATCGGCATTATCAGGTGGTTATGGAATAGAAGTTGCTGCTAATGGAAGACTGACAGCAACGATAGCAAGTGCGGCAATTGGAAATGTGACAGGGGTTGCTGGCGTAAGCACTGGTAACGTTAGCAATGCTCAGTTATCTACAGCACTTGCCTTACAAAATGTAACAGTTAATAATCTTACTGTTACTCAATCAGTTGTAGGAAGTTTATCGTTAACTGGAAGTCTCTCTACTGCAGCTAATTTATCAGTAGCTGGAAATGCTACGATAACTGGAAATCTTTCTACCAATAATTTTACTACAAATAGTTTATCTGTTGGTAATATAACAGTTGCTGGAAATATAGTTCCCACTGTTAATGAAGCGTTTAGTTTAGGTACGCCATCTTTTAAGTTTAAAGACTTATTCTTATCTGGCAATACGATTGTTCTAGGAGAAACCAAGTTACAATCTGATCCAGCTGGTGGTTTTTCGATATCTTCATCAAATGCAGAACAAACTGGTTCTATATCTTTTAGCACTGCAGCAAATGCTGCCTTAGTTACTGAAGTTATTACGTCTAATGTATTGACTGTAGATAGTATTACTTCAAATACTTGGGGTAGTCTTTATACAGCAAATGTAATAGAAACCTCTGCTAATCTCTACTTTACTAATACGAGGGCAATTTCTGCGTTAACGGCAGGACGTGGAATAGAGTTAGCTGCCAATGGAACAATTACATCACTTTATAATATTGAGAGTATTGCTGGAGTTGCAAATGGTGTTGTTTCTAATATTCAGATTGCCTTTGCTATCCAAGACACTGCTCTCCTTAACACTGCTAATATTATTGAAGGTGGAAATCTTTATTATACTAATACAAGAGTTGCTGCAAATGTAGCTACTCTTGGCTATGCGCCCAATGCATATGTTAATACTAGATTATTAACCAAAGCAAACGTATCTGATCTTACACCTCTTGCAACTAATTCTCATGTCACAGCAGTTGTTAACTTACTACAAACAACAAAAGCAAATAATCAAGATGTTACTAACCTAACTACTGGTAATATTCCAGAAGGTGGTAACTTATACTTTACTAATACTAGAGCTGTTTCTGCAATCTATACTGATAGTTCTCTTATATTAGATGCCAATGGAAGATTGATTGCTAATATTGCAGCTGTTGGTGGTGGTACTATTACATCAGTAGCTGGTATTAGTTTTGGAGGCGTATCAAATGTTCAGTTGGCAAGTGCTCTAACAGATAGAACTGTTTCTCTTGCAAACCTAACAGTTACAGAGACAGCTACTATCAATAGTCTTAGAGTAACAGGTGATATGTCTGTTACTGGAACTACTACTTTCATTAATACTACTGAAGTTGCTATTAATGATAAAAATCTAGTTTTAGCTAACGGTGCTGCAAGCTCTGGTGTGGCTAATGGCGCTGGAATTAGTATTTCTGGTGCTTATGCAAACTTGACATATTATTCAGGTCCTGATAGATTTAATTTTAATAGGTATGTCGATGTTCAAGGCAATACGATATTAACTAATGCCAACACCACAACCCATATCTCTGAAGGAACCAACCTTTACTTTACAAACACTAGAGCAGTTTATGCACTAACTAGTGGAAACGGTATTGATCTTAATTCAAATGGTCTTATACAAGTTAGAACAGCCAATATAAGTGCTATAGCTTCTGCTTGCACAACTCCAGCAACAGCTTCTTTATCAACAACTGTAGTTGCTAATGCATTTTCAATAGGTTCATATGTAGGCGTCAATCCTAATATATTTGTATTTGCTGGACAAACTCTGGCATTTAACTTAGTTGGGATGACCAGCCATCCATTTTCCATTCAAAATACAACAGGATCTAATTTATTATCCGGTCTAACTCATGTTAGTACCAATGGTGTCATCGATTCTACTGCAAACGTTCAAGGTCAGACTTCAGGTAGATTATTCTTCACCCCAAGTTTTGTTGATGTAGGAAATGTTTATAGCTACAGAAGTCTTACTAATGCAAATGTACGTGGTAATATTATCATTGTACATCCAAAATTGACTGCAGGAACTGGTATTAATATTGCTGCAAATGGTTTAATAACAAGTACAGCGCTTGGTGGTGTAACTAGTGTTAATGGAGCAACTGGGGCAGTTGAACTTTATTATACTTCCAATACTGCACCAAATGCTAATGCACTAGGAACATTATGGTATAAACCTGATCAAGGTAACATTTATTTCTACGTAAATGATGGTTCAAGCAATGTATGGTTAGAAATAGATCAGGGAGGTGGTGCAGGTGGTGCTGTTGATAGTATTAATGGAGATACAGGAGCTGTAGTACTAACCACAGCTAACATAGCTGAAAGTGGTAATCTCTACTTTACAAATACAAGGGCAATCTACGCATTTACAGCAGGCGCCGGATTATCTATAGCTTCTAATGGTTTAATTACTAGTTCAGGAGCAGTTACTTCTGTTGGGGGACAAGTTGGTTCAATTTCTAACGCGCAATTAGCATGCTCTGTTATAACATCAGGTGTTTTAAACACCAGTAATGTAAGTGAGGGAAGTAATCTTTATTTTACTAATACTAGATCAATCAGTTCATTAACGGGTGGTTCTGGAATTAGCATTGCAGCTAATGGTTTAATTACTAGTACAGCGCTTGGTGGAGTAACTAGTGTTAATGGAGCAACTGGTGCAGTTTCACTTTATTATACATCTAATACTACACCAAATGCTAATACACTAGGAACATTGTGGTACAAACCAGATGGTGCAAATGTATTTTTATACATTAATGATGGATCAAGTAATGTTTGGATTGAGATAGATCAAACAGGTGGTGGAACTGGTGTTGATTCAGTAAACGGTCAGACTGGAACAGTTACACTTACTACAGCTAACATTAATGAAAGTGGCAATCTTTACTTTACAAATACAAGGGCAATTAGTTCATTAACTGGTGGTTCTGGTATTTCTATCGCAGCAAATGGCCTAGTAACTAGCACAGCGCTTGGCGGTGTAACAAGTGTTAACCAGGCAACAGGTGCTGTTCAACTTTATTATACTTCCAATACTGCTCCAACCACGAATACATTAGGATCAGTATGGTTTAGACCAAGTAATGCTAACGTTTATGTATATGTTAATGATGGGTTATCCAACATATGGTTAGAATTAAATACTGGCGATATTGGTGCTGGAGGTGTTACGAGTGTATTTGGTCAGACATCAACAGTATCTAATGCGATGTTAGCTTGTGCTACTATAACTTCTGGCGTGCTAACTACTGCAAACGTAGCTGGTTCTATGTCAGCAGCAAAAACTTATGGATTTTCAAGAATATTTTAACGGAATAAAAACATGGCCTTACCTAATTTACTAAATGCAACTGCAATTTATGGAAGAACGGCTTTCGCCAATGTTACAACCGTTTCTTCCAATGTATTAGTTAACCCTTCGGCGTCAGGTAATTCTTTTAGAATAGTTAACTTAATGGCTGCAGGAATTGATGCAACTAACTCTGCAAACATTAAAGTTCTAGTTCTTAGAGCTGGTGTCAATAACTTCTTGGCTAATGCAGTAACTGTTCCTAATGGATCTACTTTAATTGTTCTAGGAAAAGAAAATCCTATTACATTAGAAGAAGGTGATGCATTACAAATGTCAGCTGATGCAAATAGTAGAATTTGGGCTACTATTGCTTACGAGGATATTGCATGAGGCCACTTGGTGGTAATTCTTCGAAACTTACCCTTTCCACAACTTCAAGTGCAAGTGGCATTTGGAGTACTAGCGATCATTTTTTATTAAAGAAAATAGGTTGTTGGCCTAATACAATTAGACCTAAAACACCAAATGTAGAAGTTTTAATGATTGCTGGTGGTGGTGCAGGAGGCGTTGGAATTCAAGGACTAATTAATGGATCAGGGGGCGGAGCTGGTGGTTATGTTTTTTGCAATAACGTTACAGTTAATTCAGGAACTCAATATTCTCTGGTAGTTGGTGCAGGAGGAACAGCTTCTGGTGGCAATGGTTCTAATTCTACAGGATTTAGTTTAACACAAGCATGTGGAGGTGGAGGTGGCACTAACACAGCATATTCAAATCCAGGAAACGCTGGTGGATCTGGTGGTGGAGGATCTGGAGATAACGGACCAGGTGGTGCTGGATTAGCAGGTCAGGGTTGTAATGGTGGTAACGGAGGAACTGGTGGTGCTGGCGGTGGAGGTGGAGGAGCCACTGCTGCTGGTGGAAGAGGTAATGAGGGGACTGGTTGTGGTGGTGCTGGAATTCAGTATACACAATTTGCAGCAGCTGCAGGCTGTCCAGCTGGATATTTTTCAGGAGGTGGTGCTGGAACTGTAGGACCAGTCGGTATTGGGGGAGGGGGTTGTTGGGGTTGTTGCTCAAATGTAGATTATTCTGGAAGTGCAAGCCCTACTGCTGGTGGTCCTGGAGTAACAAATACTGGAGGCGGTGGTGGGGGAGGTCACTCTCTTAGTAGTAGACCAGGAGGAGCAGGAGGTTCTGGAATTATACTTATTAGGTATCCAGATTGCTATAATCCAGCATTAAGTACAACAGGTTCTCCTACTTTACTATGTTCCAATGGATATATTTACTATAAATTTACTGGATCAGGATCAATAACCTTCTAACTATGAGACCATACGGCGGATTAATTGGCAAGTACGGTGTTTCTTCAACATCGTGTACAACTGGCATATGGACTTCTACTGAACAAAGTTCTTTGAAAGCTGGTCGTATTTGGCCTAGTATTATCAGACCTTCATACTCAGTGGAATATCTTGTTGTTGGAGGTGGTGGAGGAGGAGCTGGTGATGGTGGTGGAGGAGGAGCTGGAGGTTATTTAAGTGGTAATATGACTGTAGTAGGTTCTACTACTTATACAGTAGAAGTAGGAGCTGGAGGAGCGGGGGGACCACTTAATAGTTTAGGGTTAATAGGAAGCAACTCTTGCTTATCTGGATCAGTTGTTGCTTTGGGTGGTGGGTACGGTGGTACATCCGCTGGTAGTCAGTGTGCAGGCCCTGGTGGATCTGGAGGAGGGGGAAATAGAGGCGGAGGATCTCCTCCTAATAATTCAGGAGCTCCAGGAACTCCTGGGCAAGGTAATCCTGGAGGAGCTGGAACGTATTCAGCTCCTAATTATGGTTCAGGTGGTGGCGGAGGTGCTGGTGGATCTGGTGGTAATGGATCAAGTTCTGCCGGTGGAAACGGAGGAACTGGTTGCTCATCTAGTATATGTGGTAATTCCGTTTTCTATGCTGGAGGTGGTGGTGGGGGTTCGTGGGG